AAATTGATTGTTCAGTAGCTGACAAAGTTTCTGGAACATTGTCTATAATGGAGATAACGTAGGATGTCTTATATCGGATCTAAACCAGCTAGTAAGCCAGTTGTTGCAAGTGATCTTGATCCAGCAGTTATTACTGGTCAAACAGCTTTAGCAGTTGCTCCTGCTGATACAGATGAATTTTTAATTAGTGATGCTGGTACTCTAAAAAGAATAGATGCAAGTTTAGTTGGTGGGGGTGGAATTACAGAAGCTGATATGTGGCGAATAACAACTTCATTTACAGGTTCAGTTCAACCAATTACTGCTAATTGGGAAAGATGTGATGAAGATACTTTTGCAAAAATAGGAACAGGAATGTCAGTTAGTAGTGGTATTTGGACTTTTCCTGTGACAGGCTTATACCAAGTAGTTTGGAATTGCGCTTGGAATTTAAGTAATGATGTTTCAAGATATGTTTATAGTGAACTTATAACCACTAATGATAATTCTACTTATACTGAAAGAGGTACAGGTTGGGGACATATTAATGATGAAAGTGGTGCTAGTTATACTATGACAACAGTTAGTGCTTTTGTAAATGTCACAAATGTTTCAAATCAAAAAGTAAAACTTGGAGTTAATGTTCATAACTCATTAACAAGCACTAATGGAAGTTCAACATCAAACAAAACTTATGTAAGTTTTATAAGATTAGGAGATAGTCAATAATGGATAATAATGGTAGACCAAATCACATAGAAGATTATTTAGCACAATTACATCAGGGTCAATGGTTTGGTTGGAGTAATGCTAAAAATAAAGTTTATGATAACTTAATTATATTAGATGATACAAAAGATAAACCTACTGAACAACAATGTGTTGATGGTTTAGAACAATTACAATCTAATTTTGATGCAGTAAAAACACAAAAAGCAAATGACAAAATATCTGCACAAAATAAATTAAAAGCATTAGGTTTAACTGATGCTGAAATAGAGGCATTATAATATGGCATATATAGGTAGAGAACCACAAATAGGAAACTTTCAAGTCTGTGATGCAATAAGTGTAGTCAATGGCCAGGCTGCATACACTATGCAAGTAAACTCTGTTAATGTATCTCCAGAAACTGCTAATCATGTTTTATGTAGTGTCAACGGAATTTTACAGCGAAGCGGCTCATCCTTTACTGTATCGGGTTCAACGATTACTTTTGCATCAAATTTAGTTACTGGCGATGTTATAGACTTTATTCAAATACTTGGTTCAACTTTAGATCTTGGAGTACCATCTGACAGTACAGTTTCACTTGCTAAACTAACAGCTACTGGAACTAAATCATCTTCTACATTTTTAAGAGGAGATAATACTTTTGCAGAAGCTGGTGGTGGTGCTTATACATTTATAAAATCACAAACTGCAAGTAATTCAGCTTCAGTAGAATTTAAAAATGGTGTTTCTGATGTAGTGTTAGATGGTACATACTGTCATTATTTTGTAATTGGCTATGATGTAGTTGCACAAACAGATGATAAAAATTTACAAATTCAATTTAGTACAGATGCTGGGTCAAGTTATATAACTTCAGGCTATGATACAATAATTGACAGACGTAGAGCAGACACATCAAATGCTGGAGAAAGAACTGCAACAGATTGCGCTATGTCATTAAATAGTTTTGGTAATAATGCGTCAGCACAAAAAGGCGATTTCAAATTTGAACTTTTTAATCCATCAGGAACTTTAAAAAAGTCATATTTTTTTAATGGCACAAGTATAGACCATCAAGGCAGAGTGGCACATCATGATGGTGGTGGTATGTATGAAACTAATGGCGATGTTGATGCTATAAAAATATTTTTTGATAGTGGAAATATCGTAAGTGGTATTTTTAAATTATATGGATTAACAGGAGCTTAATATGGCAAGAACTAAAATGATTAATGGTGTAGAAGTCAATCTTACAGCAGAAGAAGAAACAGCAAGAGATAACGAAGAATTAATTGTTGCAAATAATGAATTTAATAAAAAATTAAATGATTTAAGAGAACAAAGAAATAATCTTTTAGCAGAAACAGATTGGATGGCTAACTCTGATGTAGTTATGAGTGATGAGTGGAAAACTTACAGACAAGAATTAAGAGATATAACAAATGGATTAACAACAGTTGAACAAGTTAAAGCTGTTGAGTTTCCAGAAAAACCATAGGAGTTTAAATGGCTCTTAACTTTGCTAACAACAACTCCTTATCAGCAATCACAACTAAACCAAGTGGTTTAAGTGGTGGTTCAATGAACCTTATCTCTACACAAACTGCATCAAGTTCATCTACAATATCTTTTACATCTGGTATTAATGACACCTATGATGAGTATGTGTTTAAGTTTTATGACATACACCCAGCTACTGATGATACAGATTTACAGTTTCAAGTAGATACAGGAACAAACACTAACTACAATCAAACTATGACTACAACTTGTTTTGATGCTTATCATATTGGTAGTAGTACATCTTTAGGTTATGTTAGCAACAGAGATCAAGCACAAGGCAGTTCTTTTCAATCTATAAGTCAAGATGTAGGTAATCAAAATGATGAGAGTTTAGCTGGATATTTAAAAATTTTTGCACCATCTAATACAACTTTCGTAAAACATTTTATAGCAAGAACAAACTCTTATTATTCAGGAGAAGGTTCATTAGATTTTTATACTGCTGGATATATTAACACAACAACAGCTTTAACCAGAGTTCAATTTAAAATGGAAAGTGGCAACATAGATAGTGGAGTAATAAAATTATATGGCATTAGTTAAATACAATAACAATAGCATAAGTGCTGTAACCTCTGCTGCTGCAATACCAAGTGGAGCTATGACACATATTAAAACTTTAACAGCTAGTTCTAGTGGTACATTGTCATTTGTAAATGGAAGTTCAGATGTAGTCTTAGATAGCACATATCCTATTTATTTATTTAAGTTTATTAATTGCCATCCAGCAACTGATACAGCAGATTTTACTTTTAATATGAGTGCAGATACTGGCAGTAATTATAATGTTACAAAAACTACAACTTTTTTTGATGCAATTCATTCTGAAGATCAAGATGATCAATCAGTTAATTATAGTACAAGTAGAGATTTAGCACAAAGCACTTCATTTCAAAAAATAGCTAGAGAGTTAGGTGCTGATAATGACCAAGCAATAAGTGGAACATTATATTTATTTAATCCATCATCAACAACATTTGTAAAACATTTTATGTCTAATACTAATAATGCTTATCAAGGTAATTATTCAATGAACCATTTTGTAGCTGGTTATGGTAATACAACGTCAGCAGTTGATGCAGTACAATTTAAAATGTCTAGTGGCAACATAGATGCTGGTACAATCAAACTCTATGGAATTAAGGATAGTTAATGAGCATAGTTAAATTATCAAATAATGGAGTAAAGAACGCAACTGCATTTGGTAGTATTACAGGATTAGGCAGTATGGTATTTATTAAAAAGCTAACAGCTTCTAGTTCTGCAACTTTATCTTTTGTTCATGGTAGTAGTGATGTGGTATTAGATAATACTTACAAAGAATATTTATTTACATTTAACAATATACATGCACAAACTGATTTAACAGAATTTAGTTTTAATTTATCAATAGATAGTGGAAGTAATTACAATATTGCTAAAACTAGTACATTTATAGAGATTTATCACAATGAAAATGATGCGAATGCTGGTATGGGATATGGTTCATCACATGATTTAGCACAAGGTACGGGACTTCAAAGAATGACAACAAATCAAGGAAATGCTTCAGATGAATCTGCAAGTGGTTATTTACATTTATTTAATCCTAGTTCTACAACATTTGTGAAACACTATATATCTAATTTACAAGCTGCATATTGGGCAGACTATACACAACATGATTTATGTGCTGGATATGCAAATACAACATCTGCTATCAATGCAATTAAATTTCAATTTGAAACAGGCAACATAGATGCTGGAGATATTTGCCTTTATGGTATTGCTTAACAATTAACAACAACAACAAACAAGGAATAAATTATGCCAAGATTTCATAATATAAATGGAGTTAAAGTACAGTTTACAGCTGAAGAAGAAACAGCTAGAGACGCTGAAGAACAAGCTGTTGCAGATGCTGCTCCAGCAAGAGCATTAGCTGATTTAAGATCTAAAAGAAATAGATTACTTGCTGAAACAGATTACCTGGCTTTATCTGATAATACGCTTTCAGACGATATGAAAACGTACAGACAAAATTTAAGAGATCTACCAGCTGGTAAGGATACAGTAGCAAAATGCGAGAATGCTACATGGCCAACTAAACCATAAGTTAAATAATGAAGTTTATACTGGTTATATCGGTATGCTCTTTTTTACAAAACGAATGCAAAGATCCAATAGAATTTAATTTAAGATTTAACACATGGAAAGAATGCGCTTTAGCTGCATTAGATACTAGCGAAAAATATCTAAACACCATGGATGAAAAAACTATAAACAAATATCGTCTGGCAACTAAATTTAGTTGTGAGGCAATAGAGGAAACGTGATGGCAAAAAAGAAATCTATACACTCTAACATAGACGATCATAATGGTATTCGAATATCTTACCATGAAAAGGTTTGCGCAGAACGAATGAAAACTTTGTTCAAAGCAATCGATGAAATGCGCATAGATATTAAATCATTAAAAGCTGATATGAATAGAGGTAAAGGAGCTGCTGCAATAATAATATTGATAGGTGGTTTGCTTGGCTCAATCTTCTACTACTTTACGAAATAGAACAACTGCTGCTAAAGGTTTATCTAATGAACTATTAGCTGCTGCTGAATTTGCAAAGGATCCAAATTTAATAGTCTTTACCCCAATAGGTGCGGGGCCAATAGACATATTAGTTCTAAACGTAGAGACGGGAGAGTACACGGCTTATGATGTTAAAACACAAAACTATCGCAAGAATGGCTGGAAGATTAGCCGAAGTAAAACTGGCGAGCAAAAAAGATTAGGTGTCAAAATTCTCAATTTTGATCCAGGAGGTAAATAAATCATGGAAGAAGTTAAACAAAGAATTAAAGAACATGAAGGGTTTAGGGATACTATGTACTCCGATAGCCTGGGTTTCGCTACAATCGGCTATGGCCATCTGGTTCTACCTACCGATGACTTTGTTGAAGGTGTGGCGTATCCTAAAGAGCAGCTTGAAACTGTTTTTGACAATGACTTTCAGATTGCTCTCACATCTGCTGAAGAACTTTTGGAAGAAATAG